ATGCCGACGTACCTGTCCTTGGTGTAATTGACGTGCTGGTGTAGCAGTAATCAACTTTAATAATTGATCTCTGTCGGCTAAATCAATGTCAATATCTGCTGACATTCTACCATCCTGCTTTCTGTAATATATCCTTGGCATACTCTTGGTCTGCTGGATAGTCTTTAAACTTACGCATCCAAAAGTCTGCATCAATGTAAGGCCAGACCATGGCAATTTGCGTTGGGTCGAGTTCGCTTAAAAACTTTTGTCCACTTTCGCTATTATAAATTACCCAAGGACTAATACGACCAGTGTTAACAGCATAGGCCATTTTATTACTGTTGCCATAGCGAAGACAATCTTCTGGAGGATTGCCAGACTCTTCAGACCAGTCAATCCCAAACTCCATGGCCCTAGCCAATGCATCATTTACATTTTCTACTCGTAAATAATCCATAAGGTATTCGTTGTAGACACTATCTTTACACCAATGATCAATTTTTTTATTTTGTTTTAATACCCACTCAGTAAATCGAGCTGGATTGATTGCTTTTACTGCCACGCAGTAACGACCAAACTTTACAAAGGCTTTGTAATACGGACTGTCGGCAAAGTCATCAAATGTTTTTAGTTTAGCACTACCTTGGGTAAGTTGATAAAACTTAAGATAGGCCTGTAGGCCTAATTGTACTCCACGCTCGGATTGTTCTTGTCTACGCCGACGTGGCTCGCACGAATGCACCGCAAGGCTGGACTCTTTAATAAAGTCTTTCTTACAATACTGACAGGTATATTTCATTTCTTAACTTCTTGACCCAATTGTTTTAAGTAAGTGTCTATATCTTTTTTAGTGTTAATTTTAGCCATTAACTCTAACTCATCATCTTTAAGATGTGGATATAGTTCTGCTAGTTGTTTACGAACACCACTGGCACCAGATTCCTTTTTCTTAGGAGCGATCCATTGATGTCTGTGGGTGCCGAGTCCTGGACTAACGCTGGTAGCACACAGCCATTGTAGTTTTGGGTGTTTGTTTATATTAAAAAAGTGTTTGTTTAGTCGCTCATTACAACTGATCAAATAAAATTCCTGTAAATCTCTACTTCCTTGTACACTACTGCCCCAACGTATCATTAAATAATTACTAAACTTTTTACGCTCTTCTTCGGTAAGGCTATTATAAAAGTCTCGATCCTTGCGATCAAAACAATTCATTTCGTTGGCAATATTAAGTTTATCCACTACCAAGCCTTGTTGTAGTTAATCACTTCGCAGTTGCGACTAATATCTTTAACAAAATAGACACAGTCTGGTTTATGGCCATCTGTAACTGGTACACATAGCATCTGTCCGTTCTTTAATTTAGGAGCATACCATGCTACCTCCTGGTAAACATCCACAATTTCAATATCAAGGAAACTTGGGCGGAAACTTGATAGTGGATTAAATTGGAATGCCTTAAACCCACGATCATTAATAGCAGTCAATGGCAAGACTTCTAAGTCGCCCAGGTCTGGTTCACCAATGAGTATTTGCCAATCCACCGGCATGCGAACAAGATTTTCACCAATACGTAATACTAACGCTGGTGCATTAAAACTCTCTAGAAAAATTAATGGTATGTAATGATAGTCTGGATCTTGCGGATTACTATTATCTAATATAGCGAAACGCATATCATCGACTTCTTCTGGAAGATGGTCAAGATCGAAGGGGGTGTTATCAAGTGTTAATATTCTCATAAGTTTATTATAACATATTTTTTGGTCATTGCAACCGTTATTTCCATTCTAGTTTCTCTTGTGTAAAGGGGTATGCGGCATCCTTATAAAACTGCTTGCGCTTAGTTAAATGGCGTTTGGCAAATTTACAAGTGCTGGTTACGTCCCAGATTTGGACATGGTCTTTGTCTTCGGCTTTACGAATACCACGGCCTATACTTTGGATAACTCTAACAAAACTTTTTCCAGGCTCAATAAGAACCAAATTAAAGATCCTAGGAATATTGATTCCAACCGCTGCCACGCCGTATGTGGCCACGATAATTTTACCTGTGGCTTCTGCCACTTCATCATATTCATCCTGCCTCGCCTTTGCTTTGGTTGCACCACTAACAAACACCGCCCGGTCACCTAACAGATCCACTAATGCATGCCCGGCAGCTACACGATCTACTAGTACCAGTGTATTACCTGTGGCGTTAACTTGTGCGATTAGTTGTGCAATTGTTTTAAGCCTATCGGGGTCTTCCAATAGGAACTTTAATTCACTTTGATAATTAGTAAACTCTGCATGATCAACTAACTGTACTACATTCACATGGCACTGGGCCAAGACTCCTCGATCTTGTAACTCGCTAGCACTAAGTTGATTAATAACCGGACCAAGACTACACTTCAGTGCTTGGAATTCAAATGGTTCCTTGGGTATAGTTCCTGTTAGTCCCCAGCGTAGTGGTATACGGCTCATTACACCTGTGAGCAAAGTCTTTAGTGCGTCGGCTTTGGCCATGTGGCAATTTGATACCACTGCACCATCTACAATATAGTTGTGATCGTTTTCTATGTGCAGATTAAACACTTCAGGCGGTTTGGGTATTTCAGTTCTTTTTATTAGTTTCATATAATGCTGTTATTTTCCGTGCTGTATTATCATCAAATTTTGTATAATCTATATTGTTATCTTGTGATTGCAACCATTCTTTGTCTGCTATTATCAACTTATACTTGTTTAATTCTGCCCAAGCAGTTAACGCAGATAGTTTGGCTTGAAATTTTTCTCCGGCACATAGCTCTCGAGGTTTAACTTCTATAACTTGCTTGTTGACATGATCTATAAAATCAACAATATAAATTTTTGTCGTATTGTTAATGTTATATTCAATTCTTAATTTTTCGTATTCGGCATCTTGATTGATATATTGATACAATGCTTCCCAACTAGATCTATATGTTTTATTATCAAATGTAGATTCCCAATGTGTGTTTCTATTATTGCTGTTGGGGGTAAATTCTCCAGACAATATTTTCTTTTTCATTGCCATTGATCTCATTGCTTTATCTGCAATTGACATTTTGACTCCAAACATTCCGTTTCCAGAACCTGAATTTTTTGCACTAATTTTATCTTTAACTGTCTGTGGTAGAGCGCCACGGGTACCTATGTTTTGTCCCTTGGTTCCAGTATTCCATGGCATGCCTGTATTAAGATTTTGTTTGATAGTATTACTATGTTTTTTCTGTACTGCCTTGCCACCAATTGCAGATAACTTGGACTTGATTTCAGATTCTGTTATTTCACCGCTTATCAATCTGTCCATGCAACAACACCATAGATCGGTTTTTGTATTCATGATTCGTTTTATAAATCTTGCCCTGTCTGAATTTGTTAATATTTTGCCGGTTGATAACATAATATTCTTACCCGACCACTCAACTACTCTGATGGATTGAGCATATTCTGTTAATTTGTTATTAATAATTGTCATCATCTGATCTGCTGTTTTTTTCATAAATACCTCTGCTTTAGTTATATGTATTTATGTTTTATTAATAATTTTGTGGTCTTCTGTTAGTGCATCTGCACGGACCCACCCTTGATCAGTGAGAAATTTATGGTTGCCGGTTACATGTATTTTATTACCGTTGTCGAATTCCAACTCAAACATAGGTTCGCTAACGGAATTTGTTAGGTTTTTATGCTGTTTAACAACAGTATCTACTTTGAATTCTTTTGTAGTTTCAGAATAGTTAATAACTTTGTCGCCCGATTTAATATCTCTGATTGACTTATACCCGGTTGGGGTCAACACCTGGCTATCTTCTGCAAAACACTCATCAACAATAACGCATGCCACATCTTCCAAGAACTCACCAATGGTGCAATCACCTACTCCTGCTTTGGTGTTCTTAAGTAGAACGTTTAGGCTTTGCCAGGTGCAGATGGTGTGTTGGCGGCCCCACTCTTTGCGATCGCCAAAGTAGACACCCACATCCTGTTCCATGTTAATGTAGTCTTTTTCTGTTTGCGTTACTAGACTCTTGTTTGGTACAATAACAATAGTACGACCATATGGTGCTACTGCATTACTAAGTGCGGCTGTAATAACAGTCTTGCCTGCACCTGTAGCAATCTCCTGGATACATTGTGGATTCTCAAGGAAGTTGTTAATAATCTCGACTTGATAGTCGCGCAATTCCATCGGTTTACCTTCTAGTGGATGCCCTTTGCCCCACACAATGTGGCTAAATGTTTGTTCAGTCACCTTTCCAAAAGTAAAATTAACAGAATAGTCCCGCTGATCATCAAGCTCAATGTCATAATTAAATTTCTCTAAGATAGGAATAATTTCTGGTAGCAAGTTTACATAAGTGCTACCACCCAACTGAAAGTATGATATTTTTCCATCCCAACGACCAAGGCGGACCGCGGGCAAATAACGGGCACCAGGAACATCATATTTAAAAGCGTTTACCAAAGCACGGCGAGCATCTAACTCCAGACCCAAAATTTTGATGTTTACTTCATCGGTAATAATAATTGTAGCTGTTCGCATATAGATAGTGTAACATACTTATCAAGGTAAAGTCAAAAAAACAGGCCCCTAAAGGCCTGTCGAAAGTGGGTAGTTTGCACTACCCAGGAGCTACCGTTTACTTAACCGTTTTTAGTCGGCTAACAAAATAAACACAGCCAATAATAAAGCAAGTAGCGGATATCCACAAATAACTAGTATGATAACCGCTAGCCACGCCATTTTAGCTATTCTTCATACAAGTGCTAGCAGCCAAAGCCTTCCAATTATCGCTGGATACTTTGGTCAAGTCTGCGATCTTCAGTGCCATACGCAGGCTCATTTCACGCAAACGAGTTTGGTTAGCTTCCATGAACCCAATGATCTCGTCGCCTTGCTCTTGGTTAAAATCGTAGTCTGCAAACAGTTCACCTTTGAGGTAAATCTGCTTAATACGCAAGAAACGATCACGCATAGTGTTAAGGGTCAAGTCCAGGAAGTGACAACGACTCTGCAATGCCTCTAAGTGGTCTTGCAACTTCTTGCTCTTAAGATTCTGGAACTGTAAGTTGGTAATAAAGATGCACGAACCTTTAAAGTCAAACATATCTGGAACGCCTTCACGACGCAACATGGCACTATCACTATTCCAATAGATACGACGCTTCTTACCAGAGTCCAGGGCGGCCTTGAGAATGTTCAATGACAAGTCATCTTGGAACACAGAGTCACAGTCATCAAACACTAAGACGTTGTTCTTGTCCGAATGTTTATACAGTGTGCAGTAGAGACCAATTGGAGTCATTGCACCTTTGATAACTTCATACTTGACACGGCGACCACTTAACTGATCAAACAGGCCAGAATGTTCTAATTGCTTTTCTACGCCATAACTCTTACCGACGCCAGGAGGGCCAACTACAATCATAGCACGGACATCTCCTGCAATGGTGGCTTTGGTCATTTGATCAAGAATGTCAAACCGTTCGCCGATACGGGCGATAACTTCTTCGTCAGTTTCCACTGGCGCTTTGTTATGAACATGAACTTGTGGATGAGCGACGGGTGCTACAAACTCGCCTACAGGAGTCGATTCTGCGGTAAATTCCACATCGTCAATGCCGTTAACATTGATACGAACTACTTCTGGTAAGTCTGGGCCAAAAAAGCCATCTGATTTTACAGTCACATAGCCTCCTTTGGCTCCTGTTTGGTAACCCTTTACTAAGTTAAAGGTTACATTGTTTACGGGTTGATTACGGTATGTTCCGTTTTTAATAATTACTGTACTCAAGGTTAGC